CGTCGCCAGCGGGGTGAGCCCGAGCGCGACCAGCCGGTTGTTGATGGCCGCGCGGATGTCCGCGAGGTAGTCGGCGGCGCGCGGGGCGGTGTAGCCCGCGTCGGTGATCCCGGTGGTCGGCATGGCGGTATGGTAGCGCGCGCGGGCGCCCGTTGCACGCCGGGGTCCTGCGGGTGATACCCTGCGACCATGACCGCCGACGTTCTGCTCACCGACGACCTCGACCTGCGCCCCCGCGCGGCGCTCGTCTCCGGCGACCAACTGGTCGGGCAGCGCATCCGGCTACGCCTCCAGCAGGTGCTCGGCGATTGGGTGCTCCGGCAGTCGGACGGCCTCCCCTGGCTCGACTGGCTCGGCACCAAGCCGTTCCCCACGGACGTGGCGCTCGCGCGCATCCGGCAGGAGATCGAAGGCGTGCCCGGCGTGCTCCAGGTCCAGACGCTCGCCATGACGCGGAGCGGGACCTCGTCGACCATCACCGGGGACATCCTCACCGAGGCCGGCGTGGTGCCGCTCGTCGTCTCCGTCGGCGGCGGGGGCGTGCCCGAGTCGTTCGTCGCGGCGCCCTGGGTCATCGGGGCGACCTGCTGATGGGCGCCGGGAGCCTGCCGACCACCGAGCCGCGGGATGGCGACGTCTACCGGGCCCTTGCGCGCGCGGTCGCGGGCGGCATCCACACGATGTCCGTCGCCACCGTCGTGAGCTACGACGCGACCTCGAGCCCCCCGCGGGCCACCGTCCGCCTCATCCCCTGCAACCGCCGGATGGGCGAGGGCGGCGTGGACGAGTGCTTCCGGGTGCCGCCGCTCACCGGGTGCCCGGTGATCTTCCCCGGGGCGGGCGCGGGCATCGCCATCACCTGGCCGCTCGCCGCGGGCGACACCGTCGCCGTGCTCGTCGCGGAGCGGAGCATCGCCGAGTGGCTGGAGACCGGGGGCGACGCCACCGAGCCGTCAGACCCGCGGCGCCACGACTACTCCGACGCCTTCATCCTGCCCGGGGCTCTGCACGTCGCCGCGACCGCGCCGGCAGACATGCACGACCCGGCCGCGCTGGTCGCGTTCGCCTCGTCGATCAAGTTGGGCAGCGCGGCGGCGGCCTCGGCGGTGGCGTTGCAGCCCGAGGTCACGACCGACCTGGAGACGCTGGAGGCCGCGGTGCTCGCCGGGTCGACGGCAGCCGGGGCTATCGGGGACGTGGCGCAATGGTCCGCGTTCTCGGCCGCGTTCTCGGCGGCGCTTACGGCGTGGCCGGCAGCGGCGGGGGCGGCGAAGGTGCAGGCGGAGTAGGGCGGGGGATTGCTCGCCCTACCGCGGCCGTCCCGTCGCCACCGCATAGAACTCCTGCCCCCGGCTGTCGATGCGGTAGGTCACGTCCTCGGCCACGAACTCCCCGGTGACCCGGGCCGACTCGACGCGGAACGGGCGGAGCGGGCGGATCGCGGGGTCCAGCAGGGCCTTGACCTCGACGCGGCCGTCGTCCTTCTGCGAGGGCGAGCCGATGAGGCCCGTGGCCGGCGTGAGCAGCGGCGCGCGCTCCTTCGTGGCGCCGCCCTGGGTCACGACGTAGAGCGCCCCGTCGCGGATGGAGGCCCCGGCCCCGCTGATGGCCGCCAGGCGCCCGAGCAGCTCCCGGGCGGGCCCGGCGAACGTGAGCCCCGTGGGAAGGGTGAGCGCGTCGGCGAGCTGCACCTGGCCCGCGTCGAGGCCCATCGCCGTGGCGACCTGCCCGTAGACGGTGGACATGGCGACGCCCTTGGCGAAGCTGAGCGCGACCTGCGACGTGCGGTAGGCCCGCCCGCCGTCCTGGAGCTCGGCGCGGAGCACGCGGGTGGGGTCCCGGCCCGGGGGCGTGATCTTGATGCCCCCCGGCACCGCGTCGCCCTGGAACACGAGCGCAGCCGACGACCCGTAGCCGGCCCACAGGCGGAACCGGATCCCGGTGCGCTGGGCGAGCGTGATGGTGTCGGGCGACGGGTTGTAGAGCTCGACCTGCGCCTCGTTCGGCGTGCTCGTGCTGCTCATCTTGACCGTGGCCCGGATGCGCAGCCCGCGGTACCGCTTGCCCGTCGTGCCGGGCGACCCGATGTCCAGGTAGACCTCGCGGAGGAACCTGCTCACAGGGTCACGCGCAGCCCAGACGCCGCCGGGGTCGTGATGGCCGCCAACTCCGCGGCCGTGTAGAACCAGAGGCGCAGCGCGCCGCCGAGGTCGCTCTGGACGTAGGGGTCGGGGCCGAACGGGAGGATATCCCCGCCGTCCCACGCGGCCGGCTGGAGCGCGTACAGCACCGTGAGCCCGGGGGAGAGGCGGCGCCCGAGCGCGATGGCCACGTCGTCGACCGTGTGCAGGTCCATGTACCAGGACTGCGTCCGCTCGCGCCAGGTGAGCGTGAGCCGGTACTGCGTGCCCCCGAGGGTGACCGTCTGCACGCTGCTCGGCTCGTCGGGGTAGGTCTGGATCTCGACGGGCATGGCTACTCCGTGGCGCCGAAGACGGCGGCGAGCGTCGAGGTGTTCTCTTCCGCCTGGTCGGCCTCGACCTCGGTATCCACGTCCTCGGTGGGCTGGCCGCCCACGTCGACCTCGTCGGCCACGTCCGCGGCCACGTCCGGGCGCGGGGCGTCGGCGGGGATCTCGACCGTCGCCGCCTGCACGACCTGGATCTCCCGCAGGTCCAGCCGGAACCGCAGCGACCGGCGGCCGTTCTGCTCGTGCGTCCAGCCGTTGAGCGAGTAGCTCGAGAGCGTGCCGAGCGGGAGCTGGACGTCCACGAGGTTGCCCTGGGCGCCGTGGAGGAACGCCCGCGCGGCGTCGAGGCGCGCGACCCCGGTGGGCTGGCCGTAGGCCTCGAACGGCGTCTCCGTCACGACCCCTTCGACCGTCACGCGCTGGGCCTGCACGACGATGTTGTCGGTGACCATGCCGCCGCCCTCGACCGGGTGGTCGGTGGAGCGGGCTCGGGGCTGGTACTGCGGTCGGAGGAAGCCGTCGAAGGTCCAGACGGCGCCGTCCGCGCGCACGATTCGGAGGGGAGCACCCATCGGTCAGACCTCCGCGTTGGCGAACTCGGACATCGCCGCCCGGTTGCGCTGCGTGCCGTTGCCGGAGACCGCGTCGTCGATGTCCTCGCGCGTGGCCCCGTGGTAGTTGTTCGTGACGTTGGACGTCCCGCCCCCTGCCCCGCCACCGCCGGCCGGGGCTGCTGCGCCCGCCGGGGCGAGGGCCGCCGCCGCTGGGGCCGGGCCCGCGCCGGGGATGAAGCCCGCGACCGTGCCCGCCAGCGCGCCGGCGCCCGCGACGATCGGCGCGATGGCCGCCCACACCCGCCGGGCGATGGGCTCCAGCGCGTTCATCACCGCGGCCATGCCCTGCAGGCCGAGCGCGATGACGTCGAGCGCGAACGCCAGCGGCTTGAGCGCGGTCTCGATCAGGAAGATCGCGACGTTCGCGAGCAGGTCCATCGCCCCGGCGCCGTCCTCCCCGGTCGCCCCGAAGGCCTCGCCGATGATGCCCAGCATGGTGAGCATTTCGCCGCCGACCGCGAACAGGGCCTCAAAGGCGCGGGCCACGCTGCCCAGGATGCCGTCGGACTCGCGGAACTTGTCGAAGAACGCGCCAATGGCCGATGTCCCGCCCTGGAAGTAGACGACCACGTCCTCGACGATGAGGCCGAGCGCCGTCCAGATCGCCACGACCTGCGCGATGACGATCGCGAACGCCGCCCACAGGGGCAGGATCCCAGACGCCGTGAGCACGCCCACCAACACGACCGCACCCGCCAGGAGAGCCGCAAAGGTGGCCGCGCCCACGACGCGGAACTCATCGAAGAACCCGATGAGAGCGACCACACCGTTGGCGAGGGCGTCGACCGCTTCGGCGACGACGCGCGCCCAGCGTTCGAGACCCTGCCTGATGAGGTCGGAGTTGGCGAGGAACCAGTCGCGGATCGTCTCGGCCACGTCGAGCAGCACGGGGATCAGCGCCTCGCCGATGATGTTGCGCAGGCCCGTCGCGATAGCCTTGAGGTCGGTGAGCGAGTCGAGGAACGTCTCCGCCTGCTTGGCGGACTCCTCCGACATCACGATGCCCAGCGCCTCGGCCTCGTCGCCGAGCCGGGCCATGCCCTCCGC